CTCGTCATGGACTGCGCCCAGGTCGCCGAGCACCAGCGCACGGGCGGCCCGGAGCATGTTCGCGGGCAGCCGGCCCAGGCGGCGCCACTCGCGCACGGTCTGAATGGCGGTGCCGATCTTCTCGGCGATCCGCTCGGCCGAATAGCTCAAAACCGCGCTATCGACGGAGCCGAGACGGCGGGAAGGGGCTTTGCCATGCAAAGCCGGCATGGACGGCGCAGGTTCCGCCGCGCCGACGTATCCCGCCGGCGCAAGGCCCTCGAATCCGTCCATCGAACCGAGACTAGAGTCTCGCAGCATGCTCGTACCGTGACGACGGTCAAGCTCCCGTTCCCGCTTTGTAAGGAATGCTTAAGAACGTCAAGACCACCACCGATAATTGGTGGCTGGACAGTTCAGCCGATGCGGTGCAGGATGCGCGCCGGGGTGAGATTAGGGAGGCGAAACGACAGGGTTATCAGGCACATGCTAGTGCGCATAATGTATATTATGTAAAATCAGCCAGCCCAAAAAAAACGGGCTCCTGATTCTACATTCCAGCACCCGCCGCCTTTCGCCATCCCGGTCTTTTAAAGAACACACACGTCGCCAGGACCGTGCTTGGGGCAAGACCCTACACGATACGGGTGACCAGTGGTGAAACGTCGGCGAAACTCCCGAGTTATCGGGAAATCTGCCGATATATGGGCAGCTTTACTGCCGCCGCGTGAGTGCGTTACGCCGCACTGCAACGTGTCGAGTCAAAACGATAATGCTAGTCTGTCCAACATGGATGGAGGGGGTAGCACGGATGCAGAAGCGTTCGTCGCTCAGCTAATAACAACGGGGACGCCACGCCGATCTCCGAGACGACAGCGAAAGCGATCCAAGCCGAAGCCTCTAAATCTTCGCAAGCTCGGTGGCGTCGAGTCGCTTGTACTTGCATCTGCACCAGAGCGAATCGCCAAGTGGCTGGGCGTTGCAATTCAAACCGCCCGTGAATGGCGGCGACTCGGCCGCATTCCTGCGGTGTGGCACCGTGCAGCGCGGGTCCTTGTCCAAGGTGACCTGGGCGAAATTCACCCGGCATGGCGCGGGTGGAGGGTCAGCGAATTCGGCCGCCTGGAATCACCGGACCATGATCCCCACCGTGGCGAGTACGCGTTCGAACCGAAGGATATTAACGCCCTCCCCTATATTCGTATGCGACTCGCGGAGTTCGAGGCGCGCAAGCATCGCGGGAGCTACTACGTGCCCCCGCCGCCCCAACCTCTGACGCGTCAAGCTGATTGGGTAAGTAATGGATGGATCGAGCACAACTACAAGAATGAAGAGGAGCGCGAGCGCGCGCACTTTGAGACTCTTCTACAGCAGGTAGACGATGAGGGCGCCGCAGCCGAACGGAAATACCGGTCAATTCTCTCGACGTTACTCGAGTGGCGACGCCGCTGATCACCCCGTACTAATACTCAAGAATTCTTCGAACCAACACAAGTGGGTTTTCGTTGATCGCCTTAGCTATCAGCTCAATCTCGGCAAGTTCCGTCTTGCGCTTGCCATTCACTATGTCGCTGCAGACACTTGCAACAATCTGAATGGGGTCGCACTTTGGCAGAACTCATGGCAGCCAGCCGCGACTGCAGGACGCAAACAGCACTTGCGAAGAAGTCGGGTCTGGCACAGTCGACGATCGGCCGCATACTTCGAGGGGAGGTGAACCCACAGACCGGCACGATGACGTTCCTGACCGACGCCCTGAGGGTTCCCCTCACGACAGTTGTTGAACGCGCGATGAATGTTAATTGGCGAAACGTTGACAACGCTATGTTTCGGGTACTTGAGTGCCAGAGAGACCGCAAACGCGCGGAGAACGCGCTGCTAAGCCTACGCCGCATGGAGGATAACGCCGTCGAAAGACTGCGCGCCCTTGTGCTAGGCCATTGCATATCCGAAGAGCCCGCACCAGAAGCTCGTGGGCGATCGCCTCTGGAAACTCTTGAACGTCGGGGAGAAGACTGACGCGCGGCGACCTCTTCAGGGGCACATCGTTGTGGTCATGCCTCAGGTGGGGGCACGGCGTTTAGCTGTGCCCCCCAAGCATCGAGCTGTGCCTTGCACTGCATTTAGATGTGCAGGATACTACTAGGACTGCACGCCATCTCTCACGGTTATTTTTATGGCTGAAACGACGTTCACGCTGCGCCTTGATGAAGATCTCAAAAACGCCTTCAACCAAGCTGCGGAAGCCCGAGACCTCAGCAGCTCGCAAGTGTTGCGGGAATTCATGCGGCGGTTTGCGGCCACCAAGGCTGCCGAGATTCCGTCTGACGAGACCCCGGCTTATAACGAATGGTTTGCCGAGAAGGTGCGGACCGCACAAGCTGATCCACGACCCTCGGTTCCCAGCGCTCAAGCCGAGCGTTACTTCACACAGCTGCGCGCGTCTACCAAGCGCAAGCGCGGAACCCCTAAGCGGTGAAGGCGCTGGAGTGGTCAGCGAGCGCGATGGAAGATCGCGAAGCTATTTTTCTCCACATCGCGCTCGACAACATAGATGCCGCGATTGAACTAGACCAGCTCGTAGCGAGCAAAGCGAAGCTTCTGGCGAGCTACCCGGAGGCGGGGCGCATCGGTCGTGCGCCCGGTGCGCGTGAGTTGGTCGCGCATCGACACTATCTGTTGGTTTATGACCTCGCACCCGATCGCGTCCGCATCCTGAATGTGGTGCACACCTCCCAACGGTGGCCGCCGATACGCGCGAATAAGACACCTAAGCGACGGGGTAGGTAGGACGACGACGGCCAAGGGCCGATCTCCGTTCGAAACCGTGCGAACAATCTCAGCACGCCATCAGCGGAAACCGCACGATTGCCCTCCGTCTCAAACGGATGGAGCCGTCGTGAAAATCACGCTTGAAGTGACACTTGGCGTAGTACTTGGTGGACTGATCCTGAAAGGGATTGACCGCCTTGAGCTTCAAATACGCACTAAGCAACTTCCAATTCCCGAGATTTGAGCACCATACTAGTGCGCCGACTCCCTTAGCGCCTCCGCACAATATCGTCTACAGCCACGTCGCGCCAAGTCGCACAGCTCAGCCAGATCGGCCTGCTTACGTCATCAATGAGAGTACAGGCCGGCGAGTTGATCGTCCCCGAGTCCCAAGCCTCCAACCCGATGCCCCTGCCCTGTCACCCGCTGCCGCCGGGCGTCCATAAACCCACTGCGAAAAGCCACTCCCGTGCCAGCTGAGGACAGCTGCTACGGCCCCTAGGCCGGGGCTCACGGGAGCGGCACATGGTTCCCCGCTGAGTCTACGTTGCACACAGTCGTCGCGGTTTTGCGAGGTGGAGAGCGCAGCCCCCGTGGCGGAGGACGTGTCGCCCGAACTTTAAGCCTACGATGAGCCGTGACGCCCTTCACGCTGCGCGGTGGCCCGAGGCCCCGACGACCAAGCTCCAAGCGGCGCCGCCGCCCCGTGCGCAACCCAGCCCGATTCGTCGTAATACTCGCCCTGGTACAAGCATTCGCGGCGGTGGCCACTCATGCGGCACTCCGCGGCGACCACCTCGAGCACACGCTCGCCCGCGCCCAAGTACACCTTCGATCTTTCGGGGTGCTCTACATCATCGACCGCGAACAGGACCCGGATACTAGCGCCGATCATGCCATCCTGAGCGGGCCCCACCCGCACAGACGGCACAAGGCTCCCGCGCTCCGCTCCGCTGTGCGCGGGAGCCTCAGGCCTGGCTGTCACCTGTTTCACGGGCGGGCGGTGCATCGTACCGAAGCCCTCGTGCGACAGTCGTCCCAACGTGTGAAAGGCCCACCACAGTACGAGAGGCACCAACACAGCGCCGATCGCAAACGCGGGCCGCTTCCAGATATTCGCGCGCTGATCCATCCCCTTTTCGTTTGCGCCCACCTGCTCAGCGTTCACCGCGAGCGTGTGAGACTTGTACAGCGCGTATACCTCTTTCCGATATCGACCAGTGATCATGCGCAGGCGCTGGCTGACAGGTGGCGTGGCTCCAGTCTGCGCGCCATGGAACACATCCACGCGGAAGCTTCCGGACAACCCCACAAAACTCAACTTCGTTGTGACAAACGTGTTCTCCACCAACCGCCGAGCGAACGCAGCGATATTCGCCAAATCCTGCACCACAAGCACGATCTGCACACTGTTGCCACCAGCATCGACCATATGACGATGCTCCGCCAGGAGCCTTCCATACTCAGGGGCCACCTTATTGGCCTGCATTCCCTGCGGGAATATCTTCCACGCCTCATCGATAATGAGCAGACACCCCGGCGTAGTGTATTCGAGGATCTTATGCGGCTCAGCAATCACCACATCCAGCGGGAGCTCGACGAGCTCGCCCCGCCAACCCCGTGCGTCAACCTCCTCCAGGCGCATCGGTAGGTTAGTAACAACCTTCCGACCTGCCTGCAGCGCCGGCACAATCTGATGCTCCACAACCGAGTAAGACTTCCCCGAGCCCGGCAGGCCGGTATAGGCAACAACGCTCACCGCAACACTCCTCGAGCCACGTGCACGACCTTCTCGCTATGCGTCGCCACCAGCCCCACCGCGCCAGCCAGCAAGAACATCGCCACCACGTGCAGCACCTCAGACGCCACTCCACGCTTAACGTACATCATCCGCCCGCAAGTTGGACACCGCTCGCGGTGCATGTCAGCCAACAAAGGGGATACGCCGGATTATGAACCGAATCACGTACGCCCGACAATAATGGAAAGCCCGCTGGGGACCTGCAGAGACTGCAAGAAGAACGCCGCCGACGCTGGAATGCTATTAATTGTCGCAGGCGCGTTCGCAAGCCACTCCGGCACGGGCATAGCGTTCAACACCGCCATCAACGCGCCGAGCAGTTCACTCCCGAGCCACTCGACCGCGTGTACGATCAAATCCCAAAGCCAACCAAACGCCTGCTTCAGCCAGTTCATTAAAAACGACATACCCGGTTACCTCACGCGCTCATCACAATCCGAACGCCAATAGACACCCACATCGCGAGGAAACACGCGCTCAAAAACGGCGTTAAGTCCGCCCACAGCGTGCACTGTGCATCCATCACAATGTCATGGCCGAACACCGTTATCGTCGCGGTCGGGCACTGCCCTTGCGGGATTGATGCCGCGATATTCGACACCCCTGCCACTATCGGAACGGTACTGAGCCCCGTCACATACGTCTGCGTTGACTGCGCCAACGTCGGCTCGTCCGGCAGCGTCGGTAGCCCCACATCCCCCGGGGTTCCAATCGTTTCCCTGCGCTCCACAGTCCCCATTGGCCGCGTTCGGTGCCGAACTCGCGCCAGACCCGTTGCCCCCGAGTGACCCACCGTTACCCACATTCGCACCACCGGAACTCGTCGCCACACCGCCCGATGATCCCTGCACGGTTGTCGCGCTGTAGTAGTTCGCTGTTACCTGCGTCGTCGTGCCATTCGAAGTTACCGGCGCCTGCACTTGCCCTGTTGGTGTCGCCGGGGTACCAGCCGTGCCGCTGTCAAGGCCCTGGCGGGCTGCTCACCGAATTCGCGCCAGCCGCCGCCGTGCTGTCCGGCACGTACTCCCAGGGGCTCGTTCTCCTGTGTGCCGAAGACCTTCCGGAGAAGACTCAAGATTGTCAGGACAGGCCCTCAGATGAGGATGTTCTATTGACGGAATTGGATGGCGTATTGAAGTTTCCGGGCCGCAAACGGCGCAGGTAGTCCCGGCGAGCACAGCCACGCTTTGCGTGGTGGCCGACGAGAGCTCCCTGGCTCTGCGTATCGTTGGCCTTAGAAACGGAGGCTTTCAGGGTGACCTCGCAGGTCAACCGGCGTCCAGTGTTCACTGCCTGTGAGCTCTGCGCGGTGAACATCATTCGCCACACCGTGGGACTCGTTGTCTTAGGCCGCTCCAC